AAAGAAGTCTGATCGGCTTTCAAATCATTCATTATCTTGATCAGCTGATCGGACAGATCGTTAACGAAGTCGGCAACAACCTCGCTGGTGAACACGAGCTTGTCTCTACTGTTATATGCATCGACCACCTGACGCAGCCGCTCGTCAAACTCGATAGCCTTTACCTTGTTTGTGCGGCCATAAGCAGTAATAGCCTTCTTGAGGAGTTTGAGCAAGGCATTGAATTTTGTAATCGGAAGATTGACTTTATCCAGTTCTTCCAAGAAGTCATCGCTGAACAGATCGACTGATTTGTGCTCGTCTACGATGTTCTCTATGCCGGTGCAAGTAATAGCATCTTTGACCATTTCTTCTACGACGCTGTTCATCACTTCTGCATCAGGAGCATCGCCCTTTGTCTGCTTATAGATGATGGAACGGATTGCCAGATAGAATTGAGCTTTAGCTGTTTCGGCATCGGTCAATTCGCCGGACGGGAAGCAGATCATATAGGCACTCTTCAATCTGCGAGAAAGGCCCATGAACCTTGTCTGCATTTCCTTTTTCAACTGCACATACTCGGCAGCTGCATTTAGGCAATTGAGACGCTCTAACGGAGTTCCGCTGAAGAATTTGGAAGCGTTAAATCCATCCAGAAGCTCATCTATCAATGCGAGGTGGTTTCTGAAGATGGAGAGCGTGATATTCAGCTCGTCAATCGGACTTTCCTGTGGGCCGCCGTATTTCTTGACGGCTTCCATCATATCATTCTTGATTCCGATATAGTCGACAACAAGGCCTCTGTCCTTGCCATCAAACACACGGTTGACACGGGAAATCGTCTGGATGAGCGTATGCTTCTGTAGCGGCTTATCGATGTACATTACAGCGAGGGACGGAACATCAAAGCCGGTGATCCACATGTCAACAACAACGGCGATCCGGAAATTGGAATCGTTGTTCTTGAACTGACGGTCCAGCATCTTGCGATATTCTTTTGTGCCGCAAAGATCATAGAGTTCCTTCTCGTCGTTTTGGCCCTGTGTCGCCACCATATTGATCATTGGCAAAGCGACGAGTTTATCAAGCTGCTCACGGGTGAGCTGATCTTCGTGCTCGGCCTTTTTCTTTACGAACCATTCAGGGCGGATCGCTTCGATGGCCTTAAGCACTTTAAATGCAAGTGGTCTGTCGGCGCAGACGATCATAGCTTTCTGTACGACTTCCGGCTTTTCGGAGCAGAGAGATTCATAGTGGGCAACGACATCTGCTGCCAGTTTTTTGAGTCTGTCAGGGTGACCGAGAATTGCAGACATGCGACTCATGGCCCGTTTGCTTTCCTCGATCTGCTCCGGATTGGAGCCTTCGGCAGCACACTGCTGATAGTACTTCTCGATTTCTTTGGCCTGTTCATCCGATACGATAACACGGGCCAATCTCGGCTCGTAAGCGATACGTACGGTTATTCCATCATCGCTGGATTCTTTCATCGTGTAGCTGTCAACAACACGACCGAAAACTGCGATAGTTTCGTCAATCGGCGTTCCGGTAAAACCGCAGTACGTCGCATTTGGAAAACTATCACGCAGGTATTTGGCAAAACCGTAGGTAGTAAAGACTCCCTTGTCGGTTTTCTTCAATTTAGCTCCGACACCGGTCTGTGTTCTGTGGGCCTCGTCGGAAATACATATAATGTTGCTGCGGTCAGAGAGGAGTCCGGTCTTCTCGCAGAATTTCTGGATTGTGGTGATATAAACGCCTCCGCTTGGCTTGTCCCGCAGCGTTTTCTCCATGTCTTCACGGCTCTCAATACTGCGAACATCGCTCTGATGCAGATACTTCTTTGCGGTAACAAACAGCTCCGAAGTCTGCGTGTCCAAATCTCCAGAATAACAATCGTGGGATTTTTGAAAGCCTCGTTATCCCGGAGTGCGATTAGCCGGGAAAGAAACAGCATCGTATAGGTTTTGCCGCAGCCGGTAGCTCCAAAATATGTACCGCCTTTGCCGTCGCCTTCAGGACGCATGTGCTCTCTGACGCTATCAAGCATTTTATGTGCGCCAAAGAACTGCGGGTAGCGACAGACAATGGCCTCATCCTTCTTGCTGTCGTCCGGGTAGAAGACAAAGTCACGAAGAATTGCAAGCACACGATCCTTTGCAAAGGCACCCTCAATCATGGTCAGCAGAGAGCTAATACCATTGGAAACCTTATCGGTGTCATTTGCCTTATTCCACGAGTAATAGAACTTGTAAGGTGTAAAGATGCTACCGAGCCGGGTGTTAGCCCCGTCGCTTATGACCGAGAGGAAGCAATACTTCATGAGCTTCGGAATGTCACGGGTGTAGCGGATGGTAATCTGCTCCCAAGCATCGTGGATGGTGGTGTCCTCTTCGATAGCCGTTTTGAATTCGCATATCGCAATCGGGATACCGTTGATGAACACAAGTAGGTCCGGACGACGCAGGTGTTCTCCCTGAACCGAATACTGGTTTACAACTTTGAAGATGTTATTCTCCGGATGATCGAAGTCGATGTAGTCCACATGAAGTGCCACTTGGCTGATATCATCACGCACAAGATCAAAGCCCTCGTTGATCAGCCAGAACGCTTCACGATTTCCGAGGTAAAGCGGAGTGGCCTGAATCATAACGAGCTTGTTGATGATCTTCTGCATTTCAACTTCGCTCAGTCCATTCTTGGTATAACGAGCCGAAAGGAACGAGCGCAAATCATCCAAGAGCAGTATATCCTCATACTGCCTGTGAATGGTTTCTCCCGGCACATAGGTGTACTCTTGCTTTTTATAAAGCTCGATTATGGCATGTTCCAGCTCATCTTCAGTAAATTTTCCTTTTTCAAAGATGTAGTCCATACTACACTTCCTTTCCACCGGTATCAGTGACAGCCTTATTTTTTGAGGAGTTTCTTTAAACTGACACCGTTTTCGTCACGCCATGCAGCCAGTCCATTGGTGCTGCGTCCAGTCACAAAGTTTGCGGCAGTAGATGGGCTCTTAAATACTGCGTCAGACACAACTTTACCATCCCTTACATACTGAGCTCGATACTTCTCAACAGTGGTGGCTCCTCTAAATGTTGCGGAGTATGAAATCTCCTCGAAAACTCTTGATCCCTTTTTAACAGTAAATATCTTATCGTCAGGCTGGTATTCCCCAGTCGCAACAGCAGTCTTTGTTTTGATGAAAAGCAACATATCAAATCCTCCTGTGTTTTATTAAACTGTTTTATTCGGTAGCCGTTTCAAGTGCCCCTCTGATCAAGATTGGGCACATATCTTTAATGTGGGCTTTGAGACGTTCATTGATACTACGTCTCAAAATATACGCATTGTAAATGTTGACCAGAGCCCTCTGTTTCTCAAGATTCGGAACCGGAATTTGTATCTCATAGAACCTTGGCAGATCCAGATTGGCACGAATACTTGCGTCGCTCATAAACCAACCCATTCTGTCACTCTCACTTCTTGAAAACCACATCTGGATATATTCTTCCATAATTGAGTCCGTCTTCTTTTGAAGAACCGAATATGCTGGAGAAACTATTATGGGAGCATCCTCATGAAGTAGTGCGATTCTGATACATTCATCTCGCCCCGTCTGCATTGCGCTGTATGCAAACTGATTCTTTTTGACGATCTTATATTTCAGCAGATCATTACTGCTGGCAACGGATGGCATGAATTGTTTCGTGATGTTAATTCCTTGGGCTGATTCGTATTTGCCATCAGTATTCCTAACATCAACCTCTTCTAGCAAATCCCCAACAGGAATCCTCTTTTCCGTGTGTTTAAACTGATCTATTATGGCGTCGATTGACAATTTCAAATCATCAAGACCATACTCATAACTCCGCTGATTTGCTAAGATCGCATTGTATACATCGACATACTTTTGCTGTATTGGAACCGATGGAAGCTCAATATCTATATCGCACATTTCATCCCACGAGAAAGTTTCTCGAGCAGATCCCCAAGAATTGAATCTGGCATACCGGTCAAATTCTGGCCGGTTGAAATACATGAACAGATAATCTGGTATTAGCAGATCTGTTCTTGACACTCTAAAGACTATTGAAATCGAAGAAACCAAGAAAGTATCTTCTGTAGAGTTGTACGCAAGCGACATCTTGTCTCCACGTCTCGATGTGTCAGGAACGTAAGCGAAAGTCTTGGGTGCAAACACTTTGTATGATGTTAGCTTAACTCCATCCAAATACGCCTTCGTTCTAATGATCTGCTTTTGCGTCGACAGGCCAACAACAGCTTCTTCGCCATACTGATCATCTACATTCCTGATGTCAATCGGTTCAATATAATGTCCGAGTTTAGTTGATGCCATAGCCGATCCCCCTAAATGCATTCTCAAGCATGACCTGAGACCGCTTTTCGTCAACTAACACCGCTTGCATTTCGGCTTGAATTCTTGTCATTTCAGCAGCATAGTCTATATCTAAGTCGTGATCAATAAACTCGATATATTTGCTTGGTGCCAAAGAATATCCTTTCGATTCAATAGTGGCAAGTTTTCCTGTTTTCATTAACTCTCGTTCGTCTTCAGTCAGATCCGAATTAAAGAGTTTCACAGATCTGCAGAATTCAGGAACATCAGAATACAGACTTGTATCTACGCTTTGCCAATTGTTATAAACTTTCTTTATTCTTGCAATCTGGCTATCAGTTAAAACGATCTTCTTCTTTTTCTTGCCCTTATCGATAACAATTTCCTCAATATTTTCATCCCAACGACGGAGGTCCATGAAAAGAATCTCGTGAGTGCGGTCACGAAGCTTTCTTCCGTTTACGGTTCCCGCCTTCTTGTTCATGTTGATAATCCAGAGGGTGACCGAAATATCCGTGGTATAGAACATGTCACGAGGGAGGACGATGATAGCTTCCACTCGGTCCTTCTCAAGGATTTCCTTACGAAGGGTGAACTCGTCACCGTCTGCGTTCAGTGCACCGTTAGCCAGAAGAAATCCGGCGATACCATGACTGACATCCAATTTGGAAAGCATGTGAAGAATCCATGCGTAGTTTGCATTGGCCACGGGCGGCATAACGCTGAACCCGGTAAAACGAGGATCGTCAGTCAACTCGTCCTCTTTTCTCCAGTTCTTGAGATTGAACGGAGGATTCGCCATAATGAAATCGACCTTTTTATCCTTGTGCTGATCATCAGTAAAAGATGAAGCATTCTTTTCACCAAGGTTATGAGCGATTCCACGAATGGCAAGATTCATTTTGCAGAGACGCCATGTTTCAGGTACGCTTTCCTGCCCGATAATGGAAACATTCTGACGATTCCCTTGATGGCGATCAACGAACTTCAGGGACTGTACAAACATTCCCCCAGAACCGCAACAGGGATCGTACACCACCCCGCTGAAAGGCTCAATCATTTCTGCGATCAGCCTAACAACGCAGGCCGGTGTATAAAATTCGCCTTCTTCCTTCGTACCAGCCGCTGCATAGGCCTGAAGGAAGTATTCGTAAACTCGACCAATCAAATCTTCCTCTTGGAAGCGTTTCTCGTCGATCAGGTTAACGTTATCAATGAGGTCTTTAATCTTGGATTTATCTGCGCCGAGAGAGGCGAACAGGTTCAGCGGCAGCGTTCCTTTCAGCGGCGGATTACTGTCCTCAATATCTGCCATTGCCTGATCAATAATAACGGCAATGTCGTTAGCGGACGCATGCTTTACGATATAGGACCACCGTGCAGTCTCTTTCAGGTAAAACACGTTTACTGCATTGTAGAAGGAGGCTTTCTCCAAAAATGCGGGAATTTCGCCATACTGTGCAATAAGTTCTGCACGACGCTTCTCAAATTTATCACCGGCGAACTTCAAGAACACCAGCGCAATAACGGCATCTCTGTTTTTTTCAGTACTGCCCACGCCACGCAGTGCAACACGGCAGTTCCATAATACGGTTTCCAGCGATACCGCTGTTTCCTTCTTTGCAGCTCTTGCCATAAATATTTACCTCATTCCTGTATTTGTCTTGTTGGGACACAGTCCCAGCATCATTTTACAAAATTAGCTGTACCAAAAAACGGACTCAATCTTCTTTTTTATCTTCGACCGTTTCTGCAGCACCACCAGAGCGAACCCAATCGTCCACTTCGGAGAGCTTGAATTTCCAAAGGCGGCCTACCTTATAAGCTGGCATGCCCCGCAATGAAATCCAATGCAGGATCGTTTCTCTGCCAACGCCAAGATGTTCTTGAACTTCTTTCAGCGTGGACCATTTTTCGACATTGTTTTCAGCCACGATCTCGTCCTCCTATACTCTTGAATCGGTCATAATCGAATGACACGTTTACTACTACATCAAAAACATATCTACTGTTCGGGAAGCAGTTCTTTCCTTCCGAATCCCGCATTTCCCACTTACAATTAAAACTTCCCTCAAAGCCGTTGGCAGAAATGTCAACGGCTATTTTTATTATTCCACCCGGCATCACATCAGGGATGTCAAGCTTCGTCAGAGAGAACTTAGGCCTAATTTCTGCCTGATTTGCCAGCACTAAACTTCGGCCTGTCCAGATCGCCTTCCCGTAGTTGTGGATCACCCACTCATGATGAATGGTTTCGTAGCAGCCCACATCGTGCTTATTGCCTCCAGGCTCAACCCACACATTGTCTCCTGCGTAAAGAACCTGCGGAATCTGATAGCCAGACTGGATTCCCGTGATTCGTTGTCGGTTATAGGCCTCAACCAACACCATCGGAGCATCCTCGGTCTTGGACTCGATAAAGGCTTTAACCTGCTCGGCAAGGGCGGCTGAGACATATTCCTTCTTTCGCTCGATGCTTGATGGAACTCCTATCGCATCGATCAAAGGCTCAACATGCTCGTCCTTCAGATGCGTTTGAAAGAAGGTCGTCAGAGGACCCAGATCCACTGGCTTCGGAAGCTGTTTTTTGAAATTGGATGCAAACGGTTTGTTTCCGTTGTAGATCGACTTCAGGTGATCATCCGAATAGTCCCGGAGGATCTTAGCTGCCTTCACAAGTCCCTGCATGTACTGACCCTGCGATGCGTACCCGAAATATTCGGCTTTGACTATGTTGCAAAAATCCGAAAACAGCACCGATTTCACTCCTTCCCCAAAAGAACCATCAAAAGAACCAAAGAACCATCAGAACGGCTGTATCAGCTCTTTCGAGTCAAAAATCAGCCCGGTTACCATTAAGTACAGCCGAAGGGAAACTGGCCCGTGGCCGACGAGAGTGGTTCTATTTGTTCATTATATCACGAAAGTGTGGAAAAATCAATCCCACAAGTAATTAACGAAATGTAAACAAGTATAAATCCACTCTAAACGACAAAGAGGCTCCCCCTGAAGCTCCACAACTCAGCTCGTTCACAGGCCATGAACGATCCGGAGCTGAGTGGTTGGCAACATCAACAGCCTACTATCCGGATTAGGAAGCTGAACCTGACAAGGAGGGACAAGCAGTGACAAATCGTGAACGTAACAACTGGATCGTGAACATTGAAAACACCGCTGCTGCCATCGAGTCACAGTTGGGCTCAGCAGTAGTTGAATCTGTTTTCAAACGCTACGGCGCACACGGCACTTGGGACCTTAACCCAAGCGACCTGCCTGAAGTCTTCAGCGACCTGTACGCCATCGAAGTGGATCTCGACTAAAAAAACTGTCCTGAGCAAGACAGAAAACTGCTCACCGTCAGGGACTGCACCGACTGATCACCGGTGGCTCAACGGTTCCTGACGGCCACAAGTAAATATCATCAGCTGCCTTTTGAGCGGGAAGCTGCAGACCGGAACGGAGAAATCTCCGTCGGGACTGTGGTTGGATTTCTATACCCATTTTGCAGCTGACCATGAAGGTTTCCTCCGTTCCAAGCAAATCGAACGGAGGAAATTTTCATGCAAAACAACGACAAGAAGTACTTTATCCCGGTCGACGGGACCCCTATCGAGGTCAGCGAGGAAGTTTACAGAGCATACTACCAGCCCATCTGGAACACCCGCTATCATGCCCAGAAGAACGGCGAGTGCCGCTGCACCAAGGCCCAGCTTTGGAAGTGTGACGGTGTTTGCCCCGGCTGCCCGTTCTACACTGCCGGTAAGAAGGTTTCCATCGATACGCCTATCGGCGGCGAGGAAGACGAGCTTACCCTTGGCGACACACTGGCCGACGACGCACCGTCTGCGGAGTCCATCCTTATGGATAAGGAACTGCTCGACGCTCTATACGCCGAGCTGAACCGCCTTGACCCGGACGGCAGACGCATCTGCAAGCTTATCATGCAGGGCAAGACGGAGCGTGAAATCGCTGCCGACATGGGCAAACGCCAGTCGACCATCAACTACCAGAAGAACAAGGTGTTCTCCATCCTGCGTGAAGCCCTGAAGGACTTCATCTAATACCCAACAAAGGCCGCCGTGGAAGCAATTCTGCGGCGGTCAAAAATTTTTTCAGATTTTTTCGTTCAAAACACCGGTTTCCCTCCAGTGGGTACTGAGGACAGCAAAACAACACAGGTCCTTAGAAAGGAGGAACCCCCAATGAGTGAGTCCAGACCCAACAAAGCCGTCACTGATGAAGAGCTCATCGGAGTGCTTACGGCAATCAGCGTAGTGTCAAGACGTCTGGCGAGGAAGCTGATCCAGCTGAACCAGACAAGCCAATCTCAGGAAGGAGGAAAACATGATGAGCAAAATGAGCGAAATGGAAGCGACCATCAGGGAGTTGCGGGATATTGCATCTTCTATTAACGACATCGCCAACTGGCTGACCGGCGCATTCAGCGGCAGTGAGGAAGCGGCCCCTGCTCCGGAACCGGAAAAGGCACTCACCCTCGAAGAGGTCAGAGCGATTCTGGCAGAAAAGTCCCGTGATGGCTTCACCGCTCAGATCCGTGACCTTCTCCTGAAGTACGGTGCCAAGAAGCTCTCCGAGGTTGACCCGGCAAGCTACAAGGCTCTGGTGGCGGATGCGGAGGTGCTCGGAAATGCCTAAGCACGCACTTCTCTCTGCATCGTCTTCGCACAGGTGGCTCAACTGCCCACCTTCGGCAAGGCTCTGTGAAGGCTACGACGACAAAGGCAGCGATTTCGCAACCGAAGGTACCGACGCCCACGCTCTCTGTGAGTTCAAGCTCCGGACGGCTCTCGGTATGGAAGCAAAAGACCCGACCGAAGACCTCTCTTGGTACAACTCCGAAATGGAGGAATGTGCCAACGGGTATGTGTCCTTCGTAATGGAGCTGGTCGAGGAGGCCAAGAAAGCCTGCCCGGACCCTGTGGTCCTGATCGAACAGCGGCTCGACTACTCCAAGTATGTCGAAGAGGGCTTCGGCACCGGCGACTGCGTCATCATTGCAGACGGGACGCTGCACATCGTGGACTACAAGCACGGCAGAGGCGTTCTGGTCGAAGCCGACGACAACCCGCAGATGAAGCTGTACGCCCTCGGTGCGCTGGAGCTGTTCGACTGTATCTACGACATCGACACCGTCAGCATGACCATCTACCAGCCTCGACGCTCTAACGTCAGCACCTTCACCATTCCAAAGGACGAACTCTACGAGTGGGCCGATCAGGTTCTGGCCCCGACTGCAGAGCTTGCCTTTAACGGAGACGGTGAATACCACTGCGGCGAATGGTGCCAGTTCTGCAAGGCAAAAGCCGACTGCCGTGAAAGAGCCAACGCCAACATGGAGCTTGCCAAGTTCGAGTTCAGGCAGCCGCCTCTGCTCACGGATGAAGAGGTCGAAGAAATCTTCGGTCGCATCGACGAGCTGATCGCTTGGGCCTCCGACATCAAGGACTATGCGCTTCAGGCAGCCATCAGCGGTAAACAGTGGTCCGGCTACAAGCTGGTCGAGGGCCGCTCCAACCGCAAGTACACAGACGAGAATGCCGTCATCGCAGCCGTAACAGCTGCCGGGTACGACCCCTACGGACACAAGATTCTCGGCGTCACCGCCATGACCTCGCTTCTCGGAAAGAAACAGTTCAACGACATTCTTGGAGGCCTGATCACCAAGCCTCAAGGCAAACCCACGCTGGTGCCGGACAGCGATAAGAGACCGGCAGTGACAACCATTATCGATGATTTCAAGGAGGACAACTAATATGTCAAATTCTACTAAACTCGCAAACCCCATGAAGGTTATCACCGGCAAGGACACCCGTTGGTCCTATGCCAATGTCTGGGAGGCCAAGTCCATCAACGGCGGCACCCCGAAGTTCAGCGTCAGCCTCATCATTCCGAAGACTGACACCGTGACCGTTCAGAAGATCAAGGCAGCGATTCAGGCGGCCTATGAGGAAGGTCAGGCCAAGCTCAAAGGCAACGGTCGCACCGTACCGCCCCTCACCGCTATCAAGACGCCTCTTCGTGACGGCGACACCGAGCGTCCGGATGATCCGGCTTACGCTGGCAGCTACTTCATCAACGCCAACTCCGCCACGGCTCCCGGCATTGTGGACGCCGACTGCAATCCGATCCTGACCCGCTCCGAGGTTTACTCCGGCGTGTACGGTCGTGCCAGCATCAACTTCTACGCTTTCAACTCCAACGGCAACAAGGGCATCGCCTGTGGGCTGAACAACCTGCAGAAGATCCGTGACGGCGAACCCCTCGGCGGCAAGTCCAGCGCAGCGTCTGACTTCTCCACCGATGCGGATGAAGATTTCCTGTCTTAAGGAGGTACGCACCATGAACGCTACTACGATTCTTTGCATCCTGCTTCTGTCCCTCTATCTGGTTCTGGCTGTGTTCTGGATCGTCAGGTCCATCATCGACACCATCGACGACCGCAAGCGTGAGAAGCGTAATGCTGCTCTTGAGACTGAGCGTGAAGCTCGCAACGCCAAATGGGAAGCCGAGCGTCAGCAGCTTGAACGAGAACGTGCCATTCGTGAAGTCGAGTACCACGAAGCCCGAATGAAGGAACTCGAACAGAAGTAATCTTCGGCCTGCGGGTGGTGGGAGCAATCCTGCCACCCTTTCAGGCTGCGGAAAGGACCGATGTATATGAAAACACTCAGTATTGATATTGAAACCTACAGCAGCGTGGACCTTGCCAAGTGTGGCGTCTACAAATATACCGAGGCGACAGATTTCGACATTCTTCTCTTCGGGTATTCCGCAGACGGTAATCCTGTGCAGGTGGTCGACCTCGCATGTGGAGAGACGATCCCTCCGGAGGTCATCGCTGCGCTTACAAACGATGATGTGACGAAGTGGGCCTTCAACGCTCAGTTCGAGAGAATATGCCTTTCCCGCTGGCTCCGGGATCACGGCGGTTTTGATAACGCCTACTACAGCATCCCGGAAGACACCGTGGGCAACTACCTCGATCCGGCCTCATGGAAATGCACCATGATCTGGTCCGCTTACATGGGCTTACCTCTTTCATTGGAAGGCGTCGGTGCTGTTCTGGGCCTCGGAAAGCAGAAGCTGACCGAAGGCAAAGAGCTCATCAAGTATTTCTGCCAGCCCTGTGCGCCGACAAAGGCCAATGGCGGTCGAACCCGCAACCTGCCGGAAAACGCTCCCGACAAGTGGGACGCCTTCAAACGGTACAACATCCGTGATGTCGAGGTCGAGATGTCCATTCAGGAAAAGCTCGCCAAGTTCCCTGTGCCGGAAATGGTCTGGGAGCAATACCACCTCGATCAGGAAATCAACGACAGAGGCGTCGCCCTTGATATGGAGCTGGTGCATCAAGCCATCGCTATGGACACCCGCTCCCGTGCGGATCTCACTGCTGCCATGAAGAAGCTGACCGCTTTGGACAATCCCAACTCCGTGCAGCAGATGAAACAGTGGCTTTCGGACAACGGTCTGGAGGTGGATTCTCTCGGCAAGAAGGAAGTCGCTGAAATGCTCAAGACCGCTCCGGCAGAGCTCCAGAAGGTTCT